TCAATGGAGGAAGTCGATGCAATACTTAGGGCAGACCTTGCTCGGTTTGAGAAAGGCGTGGCTACTTATTGTCCTGTGCCTCTTACTCAAGGACAGTTTGACGCGCTGGTATCATTTGCCTTTAACGTGGGCCTAGGGACGCTCCAGAGGTCAACCTTGCGTCAAAAGGTGCTTCGTGGCGACATGGAGGGCGCGGCGGAAGAGCTTTTGAAATATTGCATGGCAGGGGGTAAAGTTCTCAAGGGCCTGCAAAAGCGCAGAATTGACGAACGCGCTGTGTTCTTGTCATAGGGCGAAGGTGTTTGTTTTTATGGGTAATTATCTATAGGAGCGTAACAACATGGCACGAGCACACGACAAACCTATTCCCCGTAAAACCACGGGAAAAGACAAAACGTACAACCCCACCGACAAGGGTGCGGGCATGACGGCTAAAGGCCGTGCCGAGTACAACGCCAAGAATAATTCAAACTTGAAGCCCCCCGCGCCAAACCCCAAGACCAAGGCAGACGCGGGCCGTAAAGCAAGTTTTTGTGCAAGGATGGAAGGCGTTGTGGCCAAGTCTAAAGGACCTGCAGAACGCGCTAAAGCCTCTTTGAAGAGTTGGAATTGCTAATGAAACCCGGACTATACGCAAACATTCACGCAAAACAGGAACGTATCAAAAAGCAAAAAGCCCAAGGGCTTCCTGTTGAAACAATGAGAAAACCCGGCACCAAGGGTGCACCAACAGCGCAGGCGTTCAAAGACTCTGCTAAAACAAAAAGGAAATAACATGGCCTCTAACTACAAACCCCGCATCGACCACTCTAAAAAAGACTACGAGTCTGACATGGATCAAGACAAGAAGGTCGTTAAAAAAGCGATTGCAATGCACGACAAGCAAGAGCACCCCGGCGAGAAGACAGATTTGTCCAAGCTCAAAAAGGGCGGCCGCGCCAAGATGAAGGGCACTGTGCGTACGTACAAGGCCGGCGGTTTGACCGGTGTTAAGAGCATTGACAAACAACCTAACGCAAAAAGCCCCAAGAAGACTGTTGAGAAGTACAACATGGGTGGCGCGTGCTAAATGCCCATCAAGTCTAAGTCACAGGAACGCTTGATGCAGGGGGTGGCTCACTCCCCCGAGTTTGCCAAAAAAGTAGGCATCAAGCAGTCTGTGGGTAAAGAGTTTGTGAAAGCAGGCCCCGCTCAGAAGAAACTTCCAGAGCGCATTAAGAAAAAATAATGGCAAGTAACTACGACAACACCTCGAACACAACTGCGCAGACCGTTATCACGGTCGACCAGTTGATCTCGTTCGCGTACAGCGAGGCGGGCAAGCTGGCCGAGGAGTTGACGCCAGAGTACATCAACCGTGCCCGTCAGGCGCTTTGGTACATTCTGATTAACCTGTCTAATCGCGGCGTTAACCTGTGGTTGTTGGAATATATTGTGATGGGCAGTTCTGCCCAGACGCGCCAGTACGAGATGCCGCGTGGCACCGTGGACGTGCGCGAGGCCAACTATCGTTTAATGACACGCCCAAGCACCGTGTCAGACACCACAGGCGGCGCGTTCAACACAAACAACATTGACCTAGAGTACACGATTGCCGCGGGTGGTTCAGCAACGGCCACGTACAACGCAACACGCTTTTTGAGCGCGGGTTTCTATTCTGATACACGCAACGTGACACTGAACGTTGAATACAGCTACGACGGCATTACTTGGGTTGCGCTTACAACGGTGACAAACAGTGCCGCCAACCCGTGGGGGTACACGCAGATTGACGGGTCACCACAGGCTATCTTTTGGCGTTTGCGTAACACCTCGGCGGTTGCTGTTAAGGTACGCGCTATCTCTTTGGCCTCGGTTCAACAAGACGTGCCCATGGCGCGCTTGAACCGCAACGACTACTACAGCCTGCCAAACAAAGACTTTATGAGCAACCGTGCTCTGCAGTACTGGTTTGATCGTCAGGTAACACCTATTATCAATTTGTGGCCTGTGCCGCAAAATGCGTTTCAGACGTTCCAATTTATCATTGAGATGCAACCGCAGGATGTGGGCAAGCTCACAAACGAGATTGCTATCCCAGACCGTTGGGTCCCTGCTATTCAGGCCCAGTTGTCACACAGGGTGGCCAAGCTGTTGCCCGGCATTGACCCTGCAAGAATCAACATGCTGAAACAAGACGCCGCAGAGGCCACGTTGTCGGCTGAAGATGAGGACCGTGATAAGTCCCCAATCTATTTCCGCCCCAACATTAGTTATTACACTCGATAAGGAACCATTCAAATGGCTCAATCTGGATTTACACCAATTCAACTTTATTTCAGCACCACAGCGGCGGCTGTACCTTTAGCGGCAAACCTTGCGCAAGGTGAGTTGGCAATCAACATCACCGATGGCAAGCTGTATTACGAGAACAATTCTGGTGTTGTGACGTTGCTGGCTTCAGCCGCTGGCGCTTCTGGCGATGTGGTTGGCCCAGCTTCCGCAACAGACAATGCTCTGGCAAGATTTGATTCCACCACAGGCAAACTGATTCAGAACTCTGTTGGCATCTTGAGCGATGCAGGCATTCTGACTGGCTTGACTGGCATCACATCGTCTGGTTCCATTACGTTCTCCAGCCTGACTTCTGGTCGCGTTCCATACGCCACAACTGCTGGCTTACTGACCGACTCTGCTAACCTGTTGTACTCTGGTACTGACCTGACTGTTTACGGTCTAACAGTAGGCCGTGGTGCTAGTGCGGTAGGCACAAATACTGCGGTGGGTGCAAGTGCTTTAGCGGCTAATACAACTGCAAACAATATTGTTGCTATCGGTAATTCAGCTCTTACAGTTAATACAACTGGTATTGATAACGTAGCTGTTGGCTCTCAAGCCATGTTTTTAAATACAACTGGTGCAAACAATACGGCTACTGGCCGCCAAGCCTTGTACAGCAACTCATCGGGTGGAAACAATACAGCGTTTGGTTATGGTTCGCTAATTTCCAACACCACCGCCTCCAACAATACTGCTGTAGGTTATCAAGCGGGATATGGTAATACTACGGGTACAGCAACAAATGCATTTGGACATCAAGCCCTTTTTGCAAATACTACGGGCAGTGCCAATAGCGCATTTGGCGGTCTGCATACAGGCAATGTTGATGCGGCCCTAAAAGCAAACACCACTGGCAATTACAACAATGCTTTTGGTTCTGGAGCGTTGAGCGCAAACACCACTGGTTCATCCAACACCTCCGTTGGTTATGCCTCACTTGCTCAAAACACCACAGCCTCAGACAACACCGCTGTAGGTTATCAAGCGGCCTATTCAAACACTACTGGACACATTTCTGCGGCAGTTGGCAAGAAAGCCTTGTACGCCAATTTAACTGGCGTTCGTAACGTTGCTGTTGGTGGTGAACAAGGCGGTGTTCAGGGTGCCGCTTTGGCATCCAACACAACAGGTTCAAATAACATTGCGCTTGGTGTGGGCGCTTTGACAGGAAACACAATTGGTGGCGATAACTTTGCTTCTGGAACAAACGCTTTAAGTGCTAACACCACTGGCAACTACAACATTGGTCTTGGTTCAGGTGCTTTGTCGGCAAACACCACAGCATCTAGCAACACCGCAGTAGGCTACCAAGCTGGATACAGCACAACAACTGGGACAGGTATTACTGCATTTGGCTATCAAGCCGCTTACACGCATACCGCAACAAGCCCTAATTTTGCAGACACCTTCATTGGCTATCGTGCGGGATACTTGACTACAACTGGAGCTGACTTAACCTTTGTAGGAGGTTTTGCGGGTAACTCAAATACCACTGGTTCTTTCAACACTGCTGTTGGCGGGGGCGCTCTTTTCTCCAACACCACAGCATCTAACAACACTGCTGTTGGTTATCAGGCGGGGTACGCCAATACGACTGGTACGGCTTTAGTTGCAGTTGGTTATTTGGCAATGCAATCTAATACCACGGGCTTGGCTAACGTAGCAATTGGTGGGCAATACACTGGCGTGTTACCGACTGCAATGAGCGCAAACACTACAGGCTCTTACAATATTGGTATTGGAACGGGTGCGTTAGCTACTAGTACTACAACTTCATTTAACACTGCCGTAGGTTATGCGGCTGGGTATACAAATTCCGCTGGTCAAGGTCTTACAGCGGTTGGTTTTGAAGCCGCAAGAGAAAATACAAGTGGTGGTGGTATCACCGCTATTGGCTATCGGGCGTTATATTCTAATACATCAGGTGCTTTGAACGTGGCGGTTGGCGGCTCTGCGTTAGAGTCTAATACCACGGCTTCTAACAACACTGCCGTAGGGTACAACGCTCTTTACGTCAACACCACAGGCGCAAGCAATGTTGCTGTTGGTAAGACTGCTTTGTATAGCAACCAAACAGGAGGTGGTGTAACCGCTGTTGGTGAATCTGCTCTCTATAACAACACAGCGTCCAACAATGTAGCAGTTGGTACTGGCGCTCTTTTTGCCAATACATCGGGAACTGCAAATACTGCTGTTGGCCCAGCTCTTTTTGGTGGTGCTAATGGCCCTCTTGGGGCAAACACGACTGGTAACTACAATACTGCAATAGGCTCTCGTACGTTGCAAGCAAATACAACTGCTGAACACAATACTGCAATAGGTCAGGCGGCTTTGTATAGCAATACAACAGGAGCAAGTAATACTGCGGTTGGAAGTAGTGCTTTGTTCTCCAACACCATATCATCCTACAACACTGTTGTTGGTTATCAGGCAGGATATTCAGCAAACCGAACAGCCGATACTAACGGCTATAACGTATTGGTTGGATATCATGCTGGCCTCGCTATAACAACAGGAAATAGTAACTGTATTGTTGGTTCTGGGGCTGGATCAACTTTAACAACTGGTATTCAAAACACATTTGTTGGAGCAAATACTGGCGTTGGTACTTGTGGTGGTCTAATAACCACTGGCTCTAAAAACACCATTCTTGGCGGCTTCAACGGCAACCAAAATGGCGTAGACATTCGCACGAGCAACAATATTGTTGTGCTATCAAATGGAGATGGTGCGCCTGTTCGATATTACACTCCGAGTGGAACTGAGATTAGTTATGCTACTGCTGGTAATAACTTTTTGGTTTGTAACACAACAGGTATTTCTATAGCCGCTGGAGCAACCAATACATTTTTCTACAGTACTGGTGGATATAACAGAAATTATGGACACTTATATTTAGTTGGTAATGAAGGTTCAAATCGTTACGGTGTTTGGCTTGTTGAACTATCTCAATACGGCGATGCTCCGACACAAATTACAAATACTTTTTCCAATCTCGTCATTACTGTATTTGTGACTGGCGGTGTTGCGTATTTACAGGCTATAAATTACAGCGCCAATACTTTGTCAAACCTTAATTTCAAGTGGATTGGCGCAGGTATGGGGTCTGAAATTACTGGTTCATCTGCAATAAAAATTTCTAACATTTGAGGAAAAATATGAAACACGAAATTGACGATGGATTGCCGATCACTGGTATCGCTGGGGCAGAAAATTTTACAGAACAAGAACGCTATGATTTTCATGTAAGCGTTGTTGAAAGCCGTAAAAATTCAATACGCCAAGAACGCAACCGACGACTTGCAGAAACAGATTGGTGGGGTCTTCCTGACACTCAACCTATGACTGATGCACAAAAAGCCTATCGCCAAGCTTTGCGTGACATTACTGAAAACTTCCCATCAAACGGTCAGGTTGTCTGGCCTACCAAACCCTAGGAGTAAACATGACTACTGAAACACAAACCCCCGAACAAATTGCACAGCACTACAGTGCCGCAATGGACTCAGTCAACTTGATTAACGCAGGACAGCCAGAAGGCATGACTGCTGAAGATTGGGCTGACACTGTTGCTCGTAACAAAGAGCACCTCAAAATTATGTTGGCTAAAGACTTTTGGACATCAGAAGACTTAGCGCCACTGCAAGCCGCATCAGCATAACGGGAAGCCACCACCCGACCTTGGTGGCGCATTAAAGGAAACATCATGGGAAAAAATGAAAAGACCCCTGTGACAATCGACGGTGTAGAGTACAAG